ATCGTTATGGGACCATATATATCAGGAACTGATTGGTCTGTGATTGGTGTTGATGATAGTTCATTAGTTGAATACCCAATGGCAGATGCTAAATGGGCATTCCAATCATGTACTGCAAATACATTAGTAGAAAACGGTTTAGCGTTCTACGGTGGTGTATGGAATGACAATGGACAAGATAAGATGAGAGTAATTGTTATGCAAGTATCGTGTCAGAGATATGCTGAAACACACGATAAGACAATTGCAATCTTACGTTCAAGAGCAGAGTACACAGGTGATATTATGAACTTTAAATTAAATGGTGGAATCTCATTATCAGGTTCATTAGTTGAGTCAAATGCATTATCTGACTTTAACTTATCATTCACAGGTGCTAATGGTAACAATTACTCATTCACTTGTAATTTGGCACCAGCAACTAAGAAATTTATAACTAAGGTTATCGGTGAAGGGTCGTTTGATAAAAACCCTGACCAATACCCTGTATATGTTGATAAGGTGTTTGATAACTACTTAAATTGGTTAATTGCAACAGGTAAAGTAAAAGGACTACATACAGGAGTATTAGAAACATCAGCTGATGGAGCTGACTTTAAAGTAGGTTACAGTTCTTCTGTTACACCTTATGTTGTATCTGAAGTAAGAGGCGGTTTTGTTTCTGACTTATTCAGAATCATTACAATTTCTGATGGTGATTCATCAGCTAAAGAAGTTAAAGTATCTTTTGTTAACATTTCAATTGAAAAACAAGAGTTTGATATTATTGTAAGAGATTTCTTTGATACAGATGACAATCCTATTGTATTAGAAAAATTCTCAAGATGTTCTATGAACCCTGAAGTTCCTGGATATGTTGGTAGAAAAGTAGGTACATCTGATGGTGAGTATGAATTAAAGTCATCATATATTATCTTAGAATTGGCTGAGGACGCACCAATCGATGCGGTACCAGCAGGATTTAGAGGATATGAAGTTAAAGATTACAATTTTGCTACGGCGTCTAACGCAGGTATCAACTATAAATCACAATACTACACAGCAGGTCAAGTAATTGGTGTTGACGTTGACGGTAACCCAATTAGTGTAAATGCTGATAAATTAAGAAAAACATACATGGGTATTTCTAACACAGTTGGATTTGACCCTTCATTCTTTGAGTTCTCAGGTGACTCTATTGATGTTGAATTGACAAAAGGTTTCCACTTATCATCACAAGCATCAAGTGAATTTATTTCATCACCTGAAAACTTTGAATTGTCAGAAGGTAACTTCGAAAAATTAGTAGGTTGTAAATTCACAATAGCCCCTGTAGGTGGTTTTGATGGATTTGACATCTTCAGAAAAGAAAGAACGAATACTGACCAATACATCATTGGTAAGTCGGCTTACGCAAATGCAGGATTTAATGCTAACGTAGGTAATTCTGATTACTACTCATACTTAGATGGTATCATGACATTCAGAAATCCTGAAGCTGTTGATATTAACTTATTCTCAACACCAGGTATTAACTTCTTTGATAACTCTTCATTAGTAGGTGAGGCTATCGATATGATTGAAGACGAAAGAGCGGATTCATTATACATCATCGATTCACCAAACAGAAGTACAGTTGAGGAAGTGGTTGGTGACTTAGAAGACATCGGTTTTGATTCTAACTATTCAGCGACATACTGGCCATGGATTCAGGTTAGAGATACTGAAAACTCAGTTCAAGTATACGTAGCACCAACAGGTGAGGTATTAAAGAACATCGCATTAACTGACAATGTTGCTTACCCATGGTTCGCATCAGCAGGTTACACGAGAGGTTTAGTAAACGCAATCAAAGCGAAGAAGAAATTAACATTAGATGAAAGAGATGAGTTATATGTTAATAGAATCAACCCAATCGCAACATTCTCAGATGTTGGTACAATCATCTTCGGTAACAAAACATTACAAGTTAGAGAATCTGCATTAGACAGAATCAACGTAAGAAGATTATTGTTACAAGCTAGAAAACTTATTTCTAATGTTGCGGTAAGATTGTTATTCGAACAAAATGATGAAATCGTAAGAAATGAATTCTTAAACTTAGTAAACCCAATCTTAGAAAACATTAAGAGAGAAAGAGGTTTAACTGAATTTAAGGTAGTACTTTCATCTTCACCTGAAGATATCGATAGAAACCAATTATCAGGTAAAATTTACATTAAACCAACAAGAGCTCTTGAATTCATTGATATTGAATTCTTGGTAACACCAACAGGAG